CATTTATATCGACTGTAGTTAAATTAGCTGTAATACCTTTAAGTATTGTTGCTTCTAAGTTAGCAAATTTGGAATTAGATGTCACATTACTAAAGAATGTGTTTACCGTTACCTTCTGGGTGTTGGCTGTACCTGCTGTATTAGAAACTAATACTAATACGTCTGTATTTGCGGGTGCTGCACCAGCACCCAGATTGGTAATCTTAGGCATTATCTAATTCCTTAATTCGTTACTATGCAAGCTGTACGCCTGTTAATATTGTAGTACTTCCAGAACTTGATCCAGCTTGTGTTGTTAGTGTATTGACAGTTGAACCAGTTTTCTTGATAGTTGTACCAAACAATTCAGTTGAACCGTCTGGACCAGCAGCAGCTGAACCACCATCATGATCTGCATCAACAGCTACAACTGTAGTTCCGTTTGCATCTACTACCGCAGATGATCCGTCTGTTGCCATTGCATATGTACCATTAAGGTCTGTGATGTATGCATCAGATACTGCACTAGCAGGTATCATACCTCTAAATGTTAGAGTATTAGTTCCTGATCCAGCATAGTATTGCATTTGGAATGCGCCATCATTAGCCATATCAGTTGGACCTACTGTTTGTAAGCCAACATGTACTTTGTTAGATATAGTTTGATTAGCTGACCATGCAGCTGATGTAACAGTAACTACTTCATCAAACGTGTAGTACATATCAAATCTGCCTGTACCGTCATGTGCTAATGTTGTTGTAGCATCCCAGTCAACAGATAATAGATTAGCAGCACCTAATGTTGCTGATAAGCCTCTGATGCAAACCAGTAATTCTGGTGTTGCGGCTGCGTTGTCGTTGCCACTATGTGCCTTGCCTGAAGTTTGTGCCCATCCGCCTGTGGTAGCATAAACGTCTTCACGGGCGCCTGCGCTTCCTCTTGCGTCTGTGTTGTCTACTACAAACTTAGGCCTACTAGCTGCAGAAGTCGATTTTCCCCATAAAGCCATTTGTTCTCTCTCCTATTCTTTGTTTATATTATTTATGTTAATTCTTGTCCATTGGATTAATCAATTTTCTTGTAGGCTCATCTCTTTTAAAAGCTGATTTAGGTTTATCTTGACCTAATTTCTTTTCACTTGATGCACTAGATAGTCCACCATGTGAATGAGCAGCACTATTTTGCCATTTGATTTTATCTTCTGGTTTTAATTTACTATAATGATCTAAATGTTTTTGAGCAGTTTTAGCTGATATCTTATGTGTTTCTCCATCTTTAAACTTTACTCCACTGTGATTAGCACCTACTGATACAGCTTTTCTTAACTGCATAATTACATGCTCGTCGCCACCTCCTGTTGGAGTTACTCTATGACCTGATTTACCTTTATACCTGTTCACTTCAGCTAATGCATTACCCCATGCATTTCTGTTATAGCTATAATTATCAGGTGTATGCTCTACTACTTCAGGTGCATGCTCTGGTAAATTAGATGAGTCAAAGCCTTCATATATAATTGAACCTTCAAACTCTACTTCTTTAAGGTCTTCATTCTGTACACCGCCAGTTTTAGTTTTACCTTTACCAAAGAACTTATCTTTATCTATTGGCTTACTTTTGATACCTTTATCTGCTAATGCTTTCTTATTTTGAAAAAATGTCTTACCTTTATCTAATCTTTCTCTTTCTTTTTTAGCTTTATCTATAGCATACTGTCTTGGATTTGATGCACTTTGATTATTTCCTGAATATGGCTTAGATGTCATCTTTCTTTTATATTCATCTCCAGGATATGGTATGTTAGGATTTTGATCAGACGATTCATTAGTTTGGGAGTTTTCGCTCTCACTAAAAGACTCTAGCTTTTTTGTTGTCTCTTCATTTTTAAAAGTATCTTCACCAGACTCGTCTCCATTAGCTACCATTTCTTTATACTTGTCAAAGAATTTTTTAGCAAAGTCTTCATGGACTTTTTTCTTATCTTCTCTACCAAACAATTCATCTCTATTTGCAAGTTGTAGGTAATGTTCAGCTAAACCATATGCTTGTGCAGCATCTTTAGGATTTTCTGCACCAGGTGCTGAGAAGTTCTCATTGAAACCTTCTTTGCTGATAGCTTTCTTGATAGCTTTACGTCTTTTATGTAAATATTTGTCTGAACTATCTTCATCACCATCATTGTCAATATCAGCATCACCTTGACCTACTGGATCTAATTTTTCCATTTTGTTTTTACTAGCAATCATTTTACCTTTTTTAGTTTTATGGGAGTGCATTGACTCTCCTAAAATTTCAAGGTTTTCTACAGGTACATTTTTTTGTATACCTTCAGCAAACATAACATCATAATGACTTACGTAACCTTCCATGTGATAACCTTTGCCATCACAATGATCACACTCTTCACCTTTTACTTGACCAGTGCCATCACAAGTTTCACATTCTTTTTTCTCTTTTTCTACTAATGTGTGCTGTCCTGGTAAAGGATTGCCTTCACCAAACTCTTCATGTTTAACATGAGTTGCACAGTTATGTTTCATTACATCTTTTTCTTCCATCTTGGAACCCATAATGGCTTTTTTCTTTTTCATTTTAGATGAATGCATATGATTTGCAGATTTTACAACAGCTACTGTTTCTGTCACTACTCTTTCAATACCATGTTCAAACATTACATCATACCACTCTACGTTACCATTATCATCTGGTTCAGCATGCTGTGCAGTAATGCAAACACCTTCGCCAAACTCTGTACTTTCAACATGAGTTGCACAATTATGTTTCATTACATCTTTATCTTCAGATACTGTTTTATAACCTTTAGCTTTAAGTGCAGCTATTTTTGCAGTATCACCTTGTTGTACAGTTGTACCATGTATACCATCACCATCAGATTTTCTCATTTTGATAGTGCCTTGTTTTTTAAATATAGCTTTTTCTTCATCACCTAATTTTTTATCCATTGCTGGACCAAACTTAGAAAGAGCTTCTTTAGCTTCCATTTTCTTATCACCACCTTTGCCACCTTTATAAGATATGCTTACATCACTATCTCTGAGGTCATCAATATTGGTATCAGATAGAGTTTCTCCAACTTTAATTCTACTACCAAGGTCTGCAGAAACTGAAAGTACTTTATATGATGTACCTCCTGGAGTCATTTCAACTGTAATGCCTTCTTGGAGACCATCTTTACCTACATTTCTCAAAGAGTCCATCCATGAGTTGCGGTTGTATTGATAATCACTATTTTTAAATGCCATTTTACTTTCCAATTCTTCTTTTCTCAGTCCTGTTCTCATAGCTGATTTTGATTTACGATATTTTCTTCTAAATTCATCCTCAGGTACATTTGTCAAGTCCTGATGAACAGCACTATTTCCACCTACTGGTCTTTTGGTATCGTTAGGTCCTTTACTAACTCCTGTACCACGAGCCATACCTTTTGTACCTGGTCTTTTTGCTACTGTATCCCCTGCATGTCTTTGTTTAAATCTTGTTGTGTTAGATGAGCCTACTGAATCTTTTGACTTCAATGAATCACTCTTACGAGCAATAGCTCTATCTCTTTGAGCTTTCTTAGGTCTTACGTATGCTTCACTTGCTGCATTATCTTCATTAGCTGTTGGTCCGTGTACCTTTTTGACTGCATCAAGAAGACTATCGCTAATCCCAAATGTATTATGCCTAGAAGGTGTCGCTTTAGGTTTATCAACCATTGTCTTCTTCTCCTTTAGTATCTGTTTGTAGTCTTTTCCTCATACGAACAAAAATTTGTTGATCGTCTGAAACGGCGTCGACTAATTTATTAAATAATTCATAAATTTGTTTTCTAAGAACAGGTTGTTTAAGAGCATCTTCACCACTCTTTAAAGCTCTCTTCATAGTTTCTAATTCACCCTTCTCTACTAATCCCATTCTTAACAATGTCATTAGTTTTGAGGGTATCTTTATATCTTCTTCATATATATTTATACTTTTTTGTACTTCTTCCGCCTGAGCTTTTTTCATTTGATCAGGGGTAGGTGCACCCTTATCACCTTTATCTCTCATTGTTTCACCAGAACCTTTTTTTATTCTAGCTTTTTTATTGTGGATGTTATCCCAAAGACCTTTTTCACCTAGTTGTATTCTACGTATAGCTGAACTCTCTGATTCGTAATCTTTTAAACTCATGGGTTGATTCCATCTTTTTTATAAGGACCTTTACCATACTTAGGATCACCCTTATCCATTCCAACCCTACTTGTACTTGTTTTTAATCCTGTTCCAGTCCTTGCTCTAGCTGTATCTTTTCTTTGTTGCTGTCTAGCTTTTAATCCTGCCATACTTTTTACAAAAGCTTCTCTTTTCTTAGCTTTTGCCTCACTGTTATCCATGCCTTCCATCTCTCTATTATGTTGATCTCGCATTCTTTCTTTTTGACCTTGTTGAGCTCTAGCTACTCTTTGCTGTGCAGCAGCATCTTCATTCTGCATGTTGTTACCACTGTTACCACGAGATTGGGCTGCAGCACGTTGAGCTAAATGTCTTTTTTTCACTGCAAGTTGTTGAAGCATTTTGTCTTGTAATCTCTTATGGTTTCTTTTTTCTAATTCCTTTGCAGCCATTGCAGCAGCATCTTCATTTTGTACACCACCAGTTTTAGTTTGCAATACTTTATCTGTAACTCTTTTAATTCTTCTATTTAAATTATACTCAGATCTTTTAACATATTTGACTGCACCCTTTACTTGATCGTCTTGATTCTTTTTTACTTCTTTATCACCAAGTAATGCTTCAAACATAGCATTTATATCTTCATTTTTTTGTCCTGGTGTATCTTTTCTATATGCTTTATTAGTACCATGTGGATACTCTAATGCACTAGTTATTTCTTTTTTCTTCTTCCTCTTTTTAGTCTTAGGATCTTTGTCTATAATATCATGTGTAACAGTTTTAGGATCAATGGGATCTTCTACGTCTGATCTTTCTCCTGTAGCTTTAAACTCTGTTAATCTTGGCATTGTTGATCTAGTTACCATTGGTCTTGTAAATCTCCTATCTAATTGTACGCCATTAATTGGGGTGTCTTGCCACTTGTCCAATGCTTCATATATCTCAGCTTCTTCTTTAAGTGGTCCACCACCTACCCATGCATCACATACTCTTGCGCCAGCACATTTAAAAGCAAACATCTCACAATAACCTATATGAGCTTGTTCTACTATTTTATCTCCATCAGGACCTAATACTTTTGCTATCTTTTTTAATGTAGGAGGGCTCATATCAAATACTGCACAATTGTGACATCTTGATTCTTTAGCTATTTCTGTAGTTGTATCCCAAAGGTCTGCTGCCTTTTCCCAATACTCTTCATCACTATCGTTTAAAGGACCATAGTTATAATTTTTTATAGTAGAGTTTCTGTTTCTAGTATTAAGTGCTAGGTTTGTTATAGCTTCTTCTGGTTTATATTTTTTATCTGGAACTTCTAATGCAGCTGCTGTATTATAGTCATCTGCTATAAAAGTATTTAAACTCATAAAACCTTGTTGCTGAGGTGTCTGAGGACCATCTCCATCTAACCCCATTGCAAATACTTCAAATAAAATATTATTATCAATATCAGTACTACTCATTTTCTTTTCTAATGCTTTTTGATCTTTCTCAGATAACATTGATAACATATCAACAATATTAATTACTTCTTCTGTTTTAACATTTTGTGGTATTGTGTATGAAGAAGTTTTTACAGCTTGTTGTGTTGATGAAGTTGGAGGTGGACCTTTATATTTTACTATTGGTCTTTTTGCTGGTGCAGGTGCAGGTTTCTTAATACTACTAGTTGGTTTTTTAGCAGCTGCTTGTTTGTTCTTTTTATAGTCTCTTAATCTTACTAATTCAGCTCTACGTACTTTAGGTAATAATCTAGCAGCTATTCTATCAATAATGGCTTTCTTTGTAGCTACTCTTGTGTCTATCATTATTTTGTCAGCCATACCTAGCTTAGCATAGTTCTCACCTTTCTTACCCATAAATCTTTTACGTACTAATTTAATAGCATGTCTTCTTGCTCTTCTCTTTAACATAGGAGCTGTAGCAAGTTTTTTCCTCATCATTGCTTTTTTTCTTTGGATCTTATGTTTAAAACGTCTAAGTATCAGAGCTTTTTTAATTCTAGCTTGTCGTGATAATACTTCATCTAATGAGTCACCAGTAAAATCTTCAAATTCAGCATTAACCATTCTCATATACTGATCTTTTCCTTCACCAAACCTTTGCCCTCCGGAACGTGTAGTATTAGCCGGCGCACCCTTTCCACCACTACCATTCTTTACACCTACTCCTTTGCCACCTGATGGCATGGTATGTGTGATCACTTCTGTCTTTTCCCCACTAGGTTTGAATTTCTTTTTCATTACGGCTTCTTTAAAACTTTCCAACTGAGTGCCTCCTATATGTCCATGAATTTCCTTTGCATCCGGGTGTAATGCTTTTGGTAATCCTTGTTTGAATTCTGTGTGTCGACCAGCTCTTGCGTGGTCTCTTATCTTACTAGATGACATGCCTTTTGTACCTTCAGCTTTCCCATCTCGGTCTCCAGCACTAACACTTTTTATACTTTTAAAATTATAGTGTCCGTGGGCGCTTTTCTTACCATTATATTTAGTTAAAAGTTTATGCATGCCTTCATGTTGATCACTGCCTCCAACGTATACCAAATGCTTGTGCCCAGCAGCATGTAGCTTTGCAGCAGCATGCAATGGTCCAGGATTACCTGTAGACGAACCAGATACATTAACATCAGGGTGAGCTATCTTCCTGAGGTAACCTAGCTTTTTGTCTTGTGGGAGGGGATCTGTGGTTTTGTGTTGTTTATGACTTGCAACTACATGGGCTGTTCCGCCATGTTGCTTTGCAACTTCATGTGTTTTTTTTATTAGATGTTCGTGTCCAGTTGTTGGAGGGTTCATCCTTCCAAAAGCTAGGACAGCTGTTTTATCTTTTGTATCTTGTTGTAACGCCATATTCAGGTTTTCCTTAGACTTACTGAGCACTGCTATTTATAATAAAAAAGAGGGCAAGTACACTTTTGCCCCCTTATTCAACGTTTATTAGTTAAAGACCATTATCAAAAAGGATATTGGATCACCGCCTTTCCTTAAAATTTCTTCGTTTACTTATATTTCAGCACAAGCGTAACAATTAATTTCAAGTCCAACGGCTATTTCTCTAACGGAAGGTTTACTCCACATAGGTCTTCTCCTTGTTATTATTAAAAATTAACCACGATAGTTAGTCACGGCTTCGGCCCACAAATCAGAGTTGCCAGCTTCGTTCCAAAGAACATAAGCTAATCTCACTGCATCTCTACCAGCGGTAGCATGAGTCCAAGCGGGGTCGGACTCAATTTGTCTTTCGGCTGCTCCTAAGTAGCCGTCCTTTACATCTGAGTGCATTGCACTTACAGGAATACTCATAAATTTCTCCTTAAACTTTGTTCCATCCTTTAATCACTTCAGAACTAAAATTAGCATAACTAAATTCCATCCTGTCGATTATCTTAACAGCATCAATACCATGTTGGTTTATTGCTACATACCCTTCATGACCAGTAGGTTTTAAACCATCTTTAGTCTTTAGGAATGTTTCTACACTGCTAGCCTTATTTAGGCTTTTTAGAATTACTATTTTCATTCGATATAATAAGCTATGCATTTTATCAACAGCTACCATATCAGGCAGGTTTTTAAACACAGGTGTATATAATTCAGCCTTTCTTATCTTAGTTTCTTCACGTTTAACTGAATCAACAGCTTTGTTCATATGTGCTACAACAAAATCAGCAAAATTAGTAATGTTACCGTTAACATTAAATGTACCTTTCATTATTAAAGAATTAATATAAACAACCCACAAATCTATTGTCATAGGACTAAGATTGAATTTATGTTTAACAGAACTATATTCTTTTTTCATATATTCTAATAGTTGTTTAGTATTATCGTCTATCTCATCTATTTCATCATGAGCATTGAAATGCCATAAACCATATGGCGAACCAATCATCTTCTTAATATCATAACCATAATGAGCTTGACCATCAATATAATTAGTATGCCAAGCTATACCAACCCAATCAGAACCTTTAAGACCAGGAGCTGAGTATACTAATGTATTTGCTTGGAATATGCCTCTACCTTTAGTATACTCAACCATGCCTCTGGTAAATAACAGATCACCCTGTACAAGATCCCCTAGCTGTAAGTCACTGTCTTCTAATATCATTAATGTATCAGCTAGCTTTGTACTAAGTTTATTCTCACCCATATCATCTATAATTTCTTGATATGTATAATATAATTTTGAATCTTTATTGAATATACTTTTCTTAGCAATATAGATACCTTTTTTATCTCTACCTAAAAAGATTGCAGGTGCACCGTCCCACTTACGAGACCACTGCACCTTGCCAGATATCATATCATCTATCCAATGTATAGGGTTTTTTTGAGCCAGAACTATTCTGTCCTCAAAATGATCCATATGTGTATTACCTTTTCTCATACCTTATTGTACTACATTAATGAGAACAGGTCAACAATTATATGAACGGATTTATCTTTAACTTTCTAGGATCAAATCCATATGGTGATGCTGGTATGAGTTTAGATGCTCTCAGATCAGGCATTAATTCCACCCGACCTTCAGTGCTATCTAAAACTAAACGAAATGAAAAATTGCCCACAGCATTATATACTGGAATTTTTCTAAAAGATGCTAATGTTTTATTAAGTTGTAATGGATCACTCCTACCCATCAAATAAAAATCAGGTCCCGTTTGAATATAATGAGCACCGCCGTCCTTTTTTCCTTTAGTATAATGTGTTGTCACTAAGTCTGTAATATTTTTATTCTTCCTTAGGTATCCAATCATATTATTCCGGCCTGGTCCTTCGTTAGTAATTAAGCTGTCAGGGTTTTTTAAAATATAGTCTGTTAACTCATACCAGCTGACCACACTATCATTTCTTGGAACATCTTTCCAATCTGGGGATCTTCCAACTTGAGTTGAAACTCCATTTAAATCATATTCCCTTAATGGATTGGTTTCATAATTTGCGTTTGCAACTCTACCTGTATCACTAGTAGGTGGTTTTACTAGAGCACCAGACTGTACTGAAGGTGTGCTTGTTGAGAGAAAAGTAATTTTTTCTAATAGTTTGTTCTTTTTCATCCACTGGTCATCTCTACCCAAAAATTTACTAAGAGAATTAATAAATTTCATGCCAATACTATTGGGTTGCCTCAACTTGTCTCGTATTGTATTTTTAACTGCGGAAGGGTTCTTTTTACTAAAAACAATTTTATTATTTCTATAACTTGGGCGAGCATTAAATAAAGCATTATCATGGGCCATCTTAACTTCAACCCATGTTCTAGATGTGCCATTATATGTTATTTTTATATCTGAATGTGCTACATCTGCTTTGGGACGGACAGCTGTTAGATCAGTTCTACCAGCATCTTTAAGACTTTTATTAATTTGTTCTGCTACATCAAGTTCATGTTGATCTGAGGCCCTCATAATATCTCCTTACGGAGATATTTATAAACCTAACACTCTGGCTGCAGAATCAAGACCTTTTTTCTGATTGTAATGATTAGAAAAGTAATCTACCATCTGGCCAAAATAAAACTTAGCATCCTCTTCTGGAACTTCTTTAGCAGCCTCTTCAAATAAACTAATCAGTCTAGCAACAGACAGGCCTTCAAGATTTACTTTCTTTAACGCTGCTGGTGTAGATGGTCCACGTGGTTTATTAAACATATTATATTCTCCCTATTCTATGAATTAGCTGAAGTAGAGCCTCTCTTTTCTTTACATTGTTCTCAGATGGTACAAAGCCAGCAGACGTATTAGCTTCTAACATAAAGTCATTCTTATTAAGATAGAATATTACACATTCTCTTATTAGTTCTACATCTGACTCAGCTATTGCTGGTTTAGTTACTCTTGGTGTACTGACCCCTTTAGGGTCAGATGGTGTAGGTGTCCATGGTGTCATTTTAATTACTCCCTGTAAATTCTGGATAACTTCTAAGACCTATCTCACTTATATCAGAACCTTTTAGTTCTTCTTCTTCTGATAACCTTATTCCTAATACAAGTTTAACACCATACCAAAGAATGAAGCTAGTGATAACAACAAATGATCCTATTGCTACAACCCCAATTAATTGAGTACTAAATTTTGCGTCTGCGTTAGTCAATGGAACTGCTAATGTTCCCCATATACCACAAACTAAATGAACTGGTATTGCACCAACTACATCATCTATTTTTAATTTATCAAGTAAAGGTACTGCTAACATAACTAAGGCTCCACCTGTTCCACCAATTAATACTGCTTGGAAAAATGAAGGGGCTAAAGGTTCAGCAGTTATTGATACTAATCCACCTAGTGCTCCATTTAAAACAAATGTTAAATCTACCTTCTTATAAAGTAGCTGCCCTAATATCATGGCTACTATAACACCACCTGCAGCAGCTAAATTTGTATTACAAAATATTCTTGCCATTGCACTTGCATCTGCTACTGACCCAAGAGCTAATTGAGAACCACCATTAAATCCAAACCAGCCAAACCATAATAGAAAAGTGCCTAATGTTGCTAAAGGTAATGAAGAAGCAGGCATTGAATTAACCTTACCCTTTTTTGAATACTTACCTTTTCTTGCACCAACAACTAGACATCCTACTAAAGCACACCATCCTCCTACAGAATGAACTATAGTAGATCCAGCAAAGTCACTAAATCCTAATTCAGATAACCAGCCTGCTCCCCATGTCCATGAACCCTGTATTGGATATATGATTGCTGTTAATCCTACAACAACAGCTATGAAAGGCCATAACTTAACCCGTTCAGCAACTGCTCCGGATACTATTGAAGCAGCTGTAGCTACAAATACCATCTGGAAGAACCAATCTGAGGCTCCTGCATAACCACCTTCTGAAGTTTCAGTAGCTGGATCAGCTACATCAAAGGGACTAAAAGTTCCTATAAAGCCTCCATCTACTCCTGAATACATTAAGTTGTATCCTACTAAAAAGTATAACACTCCTGCCATAGAATATAATACAATATTTTTCGTGCATATTGTTGCCACACTTTTAGTTCTTACCATACCTGCTTCTAGCATGCAAAAACCTGCAGCCATTAACATTACTAGTATTCCATTTACTAGGAATGAAAACGTATTAAATATAAACACTATATCTTGAGATTCCATTATTTTTCCTTGTTATTTTTACAATTCCATTATTTCTGTATCGCGTTCATGCATAGCTTGTGCCAATGCATTATTTTTACTATACTTTATGTCTCCAGTCAACCGATAAGTTGTTAAAAACACTTGTATATATTCTTCCACCACCTTATGCTTAGTTGCAACCATTAAACCATCTTGAAATGTTTGTGCTTCAGGAAATAGATCCATGTTATACCAATCCCAATTCTAGTTTACCAGCTTCTGATATGTTATCATGACCCCATAGAGGTTCAAATACCACCTGTACATCACAATCTTTTATCCCGTCTACCTTCATTACAGCATCCTTTACCCATACTGGCATATCTTGGGCAACAGGACACCATGCACTTGTTAGTGTCATAATAACATTACATTTATCTTTATCAAAAGATATATCATATATCAATCCTAGCTCATATATGTTCAAAGATATTTCAGGATCATGTACTGTTCGAATTTGTTCTATTACTTTTTCTTTAAGATCTTGATCCATATTTTAACTCCTTTAATGTTCTAAGTACCTTTACACAATATAAAAAACTTTGTGGGTACATTTCTGGATCAGGAAGTTGAGTATCTTTAAACTCTCTTTGTAGTTCTTCTATCTCTTGTCTACTAATCCCAATCATGAGCTTTTTTTCCAAAAGGTATATCGTCACCATACTCTTCTACAAAGTATGCTATTAACCCAACTTCAAGCCCATATGCTTCAATTTCCCATGGTTGAAAATAATAGTCTTTATCATCAGCATCTAAAATAACTTTAGTATCATAACCATGAATAGTATAACCTTTTCTTTTTTCTTCCTTAGGATATCTTTTACTTGGTATATTAAATGAAGGTCCATTCCACTCATGTGTATTACCTTTGCCATATATACCATCCAATTGATTAGTTGCAAATTGTTTTACATGCACCATTTCATGTGCCAAAGATTTAAAATAGAAATGTTCATCTCCATCTTGTTCTTTAACTATTCTAATATTAAACTCTGTAGGACTAGGAGGTGGGGTAAAATCATCCCACATACAATCTGCTTTATATCTAAAATGAGATGTATTAGGTTGTATTTTAATGTTTAGCAATAAAGATCTTGAAAGATCGTCTGGCATTAATTCATCACAATAAAATTGAGCAGCCAGCTTAAGCCATTTTACTAGCTTTTTATTTTTTGCACCTCTTACTTTTATAATCACTAATCTTCCTCAATAAGAGACTCTAAAGGCTGTGGCATTTTAGTCAAAAAGAAAGCTGGTGTCCATCCATTAAACCCAGACCCTAAACTATACTTTCGTACAGCCTCTCTTGCTTCAGTTATATAACCAAATGTTTGTACTATCTGATCTGTTGCAAGTTCTCTTACGTGATATTTTCTACCTGGTATTTTTTCTAGTTTGTAACCATTACTTTTATATTCTTTTTGTCTGTAACCCATTATTGAAACCCTTCAAATTTAATTCTCTGACCAGTAGGAGTCTGATCAAAGCCTGGTGTATCATCATTAATCATATCATCCTGAGCATGTTGCTCAACATCATACAGCTTCATCTTACTTTTATCTACCCCTACAATAAATCTTCTATAGAGGCCAGGATCACTATATCTATTTTTCAATTGCTTGACTTGAAATTGGTTTAATGCTTCTAAATCTTCTGTACTAATTAAAGCAAACATAAAGTCAGCAGTAGCTGGTAATCCAAACGATTCAGAAGTATCTTCTAATCCAATATCAGAAGAGCTAAAACCAGCTCTAGTAGTTTGAGTAGCAGATACTACAGGAACATTAAACTCTACAGCTAATCCTCTAAGTTCTTCTGCTATTGCTTTTACATAGGTATACGAGTTAACACTTGCACCATATTTAATTCTTGCAGACATACATATATTCAAATAGTCTACATATATTATATCTGGTACAAATTTCTTTTTCATCTTTAATTCATTAAGTAAGTGTCTGAAATGATTGACTCCAGCACTTGCAGTAGGATATTCTTTTATTATTATTTGACCTGTAGTCTTATCTTTTATTCTTGTTAGTTTTTTATCATATGCCTCTTTAGGTAACATGGATAACTCATCCATAGTAACATCCATTAAATTAGCATCTATTCTTTGAGCTATCTTTTCTTCAGCCATCTCCATAGTAAGATACAATACGTTCTTACCATTCATCATATTATCAGCAGCACAGCTACACATAAAGAGAGACTTACCTACACCAGTACCAGCTAGGCAGATATTCAAAGTCTTTTTAGATAGACCACCTTTAGTAATTCTATTGAAATATTCTAATGTAAATGGAAGTTTTTCTTCTTTAGCATGATAGAACTCAAACCGGGCGTCAGCATCATCAATAAAGTCATGTCCTACATGAGGATCAAAACTTACTGATAAAGCGTCAGTCAACAAGGCGGGTATTGCACCCTTTGAAGTCTTCGTTTTACCGTCAAGTATTTGAATGGACTCCATTATTGCGTTGTATACTGCCTGAGTTTGGCAGAACTTCTCAGTTTCGGATGTAAGCCATTCTGAGTCTACAACAATATTAGGTCCAATACCCTGCAGATATTTAGAACAATCGGAATATTGATCCTCAGATAAGTGTGTTAAATTACTTAGATCTACACTAAGGGAATCTACATTAGGTACCTTATTATACTTGTCTACGTACACCTCTACAAGATTAAATATAGTTTTAGATGTAAAGTCCTTAAAGTATTCGTCTTTTAGAAACGGTTTAGTTTTTCTTAAATAATCTTCACTGCTTATTAAGCCTTCGATAATTTTCTGTTCTATCATATAGTAGTTCCATAGCTAAATTCTGTTTTACATGCTTCATCAATCTGCTTCAATACCTCCTCAGTAAAATACTTCTCAGGATCTTTTAGTATCTGTTTACCATACAACTTAGATTCACCCATTTCATATCTATTACCAGACTTCTTAAATATACCATGCTTTTCACCAAACTCTAATAGACCATAATATCTGTCTAATCCACCTGTATAAGATAATAGTACTTCTGCTTCTGCATTCTCTTTAGCTAACCTAGATTTAAACATTTTAGCTTTAATAATGATACCAGTAATCTCAGTACCATCTCTTACTTTCTTCTTAGAAAGGTATGCAATAGTAGAAGCTGCGTATTTTAACCCAGAACCACCACCCATCTCTTTCATAGGCATATACGACCCAATTACCTCGTAAACATGGTTTGTAACAATCATAGGCACGCCTATTTTTGCTAATTTAAGTGTTAGCACTCTAAAGGCACCTTTGATTAATTGAGACTTAGTCATGTCACGTACATCTTTACCTTCAGTAGTATCAGCTACCTCTTTTTCAGTAGATAATAAACCTAGACTATCTAATATAAACATCATAGGAGGTCTATCTGGAGACTTCTCATACATGTCAATAGTCTTCATAGCATGTGTTCTAAATTTCTGTATAGTGTCAGGTTGGGATATAATAACACGAGTTGTATCCACTCCTCTTTCTTCCATCATCTGTTTAGTGACAGCTGCTTCAGTATCATAATATACTATTCCACCATCTGGATTATCTAATAAGAATTGCTTAGCAACACCTAATACAAAGAAAGTCTTCCCAGTTGCAGATTCACCTGCAAAGGCAGTTATTTTATTATTAGGTATTCCACCAAATATAGAACCAGACATTACAGCATTAAGCATATAGCTGCCTGAATCTATTGTACCAGCATATTCAGCAGCACCTTTACCATCACCCATTATAGATGTATCTTCATCTTTCATATCATCTACTAAATTTCTAAAAAAATCACTCATTCCCATACTCCAAATTTACTTGCATTACTAAATCCTCAATACATAGATTAGGACTCATTGATACAGTATACTCTATAAACTTGGCTAGGTCAAGAGAATTTATTCCATTACCTGTCCAATTACTTCTACTGCGAGATAGAGGCGTATCTAATCTGCTTGGTGTTATTAATGTAGTTTTAAATTTTACCTCATTGCACTTAAATGCATTAGAACAATCTTTACTTGCTTGTTTAAGTGCAGCTTTAGGAATAGTATATGCACCCTCTGTTCCTGAACTACCTATATTAAATATCCAACCTGTCTTTTTATGAAATTTCCATAATTTGAATACTTCCATTAATACTTTAACTTGACCATAATTACCCCATTTTTCGTCTGGTGGACCATCAAACGCATTATTAATAAATACATCATAATGTAGTGATTGCTTTGCTATATGCTCAACATCCAGATCTTTGGTTATATCTAAACCAGACGATCTACTACAACCTTCTGCATTAAAGTGATTAGACAAATTTAGTCCTAATCCTTTATTATTACCTGTTATGTAATATCTGTAAGTTTTTGTCATTTTTTTATTTTGATCCCATACCTTTGAAAGTTTCTGTCCACACGTTAAAGCACATTCAAATATCTTACCATTATCTAACTTTTTACTCCAAGAGTCAACAAGCTCATTCCAAAACGGATTTTTAAATACTTCTTTTAAACTTGTATTGTGTATATTCAGTAATCCTTCTTTAACATCACCTTCTACAGTAGTGACAGAATTATGCTTTTCTATGAATTTCTCTACTTGGTTAAAACCATCTTCAAAATGGTTAGCATTACTGTTTGGAAAAAAATCATTACCGCGGAAACGCGCATCAAAAAGATTATGCTCAAAAAAGTTACAAGGCAACACTAATCCCTCAGCAGTTATAGTTACTTTCTTTCCTGTAAGTGCATCACATTTTATTTTAGTACTGTTAAAGTAATCTTTTATGTCAGGATACTCTTTGTGTAGCTTAGGTAAATTTACTACACTAGCATTATGATGTTGTTCATCTGTAGGAGGTTCTAAATAGTATTCTACTTCACCCTTTTTATTTTGTACGGGCCACTTGTCTATTGTAGTCAAAGTTTTATGGTCCATAAACCTACCAGTTGCTCTGAATAATATATCCTCAAAGCCCATTTCTTTTGCTAGCTTTTTAGCTTCTGGTATTTGATGTTCGTTGTGTTTATATACTAACCAGTTCCATTGAGCCTTTCCTCCTGCATCAATGAATGCTTTAGCATTAGCCATAACTTTTTTAAATTTAACATTACGTCTATATAAATGGTTGGTGTCTTCTAATCCATCAATACCAAAATCTATTTTAGAATTTGGACCTAAGACGGTAGCAAGTCGACTCCACCACTGTTCATCATGTACACCACCATTAGTATGAATATATAAATGTAGGTCGGGTGCTTTATCTCTAAAGTTGTAAAGTATGTTATGGAAGTCAGGATGCATAATAGGATCACCATAACTCCCACAAAAAAATACTTGCTTTAAACGTCTGCATAAATCTTCAGGGAATGCCTTATCTATAACACTACCGTCTAAATGGCATACGTTTAGGTATGGATTAACCTTACCTCCATTTACATTTCTTGGACATTGTGGACATGCTGCGTTGCAATAAGTGGTTATCTCTAATTGATACTCTTCAATTGCTTCATAACTAAATGTGTTCAATTTTTAACTCTTATATAATATTGTTAACTTGTCTCTAAATGCTTCTACTTTACCGTGTCTGTCTGGCCAGAAAATATATTCTTTCTCTGGATTTTTTTGTAAGTTATTTAATAATGGTATTACTGCATTGTACATGGAATCTAATTTCTTTTGTGATGCCTTAGCACCTTCTGTAGATGCTGCTACTTCTGCAGAGGCAGTACTAACTGCTTCTAATTCATCTTCATCAACTGCTGTAAATCCAAAATCAAAATCACCTAAGTCTGTTGTTGCCAATGGTCTTCTCCTATTTCCAAAAATCTTCTAGTGTTACTATCTTTTCTGTTCTCCATCCAGCTGCATCAGCTATAGATTGCATAGGTCCAAGAAAAGACTTTTCAAATTGTTTATCGTAGTCTATATATTTATCTAGCCCAAATTGTTTGGGTAGTGCTTGTGGACACGATATCACATGCTCTTTAGATGGATTAGGTAGTTTCAAATAACAAAACTTTATCTTATCTGAATTCTTTATAGTCTCATATTTGTTCATTAAGTTATGTTGTACTAACATATTATTAAATGTAATGGAACCTCTAACATGAATAGGTGTACCTTTCTTAGGTATTACTTGTGATGGTAATCTATCACACCACTTATCTATATCACTTACACCTCTTGGGAAAGCTACAGACTCATATGGTAAGGTTTTAAACTTCTCTTTAAACTCTCCAATATACTTTATAAAAGCATCTTCATTCTCGTTGAGCATTATCTCTAGGGATTTATTTATTGCGTGTCTACAGACTAATGGAGTCGAGCTCTTAACAGACTCAAGTCCCATGATCTTTCTTTGAGGTACTTCATATCTAAAGCCTTCCATGTCCCATACATTAAGAGCGTAATGTTTCTTAGCAGTCCATACACCTTTGTCTGCTATCACTTCTCTTTTCATTATCATTTTTTGTTCATAAGCATTTGTATAGTCAGCCAACTCTTGGTACCACTTATCAATGTTAGGTTCCATTGTTGTTTGTATAAACTGATCTAACAACTCAACATTCTCTGGTGTAGGCTTACTATCATCAACCATCTTATCAAAGGTAACATAAACTGAATCAGTATCAATAGCTATAACATAATCTACCTTTTCTGTATTGAACTTCTCATTCATATAGATGTTAATCTTTTTCTCTATCCAACGAATAGCCATCTGACCAGATAGAGTTATACCTTCAGCATGCTCCATCTTAAACCATCTAAAAGCAGGATTAGCTAAAGCACCATAAGCAGAGTTAAGTTGAATCTTTTTAGCCATCTGCATATTATTACATCTGGATATCTCATTTTCATTACCAGCCTTTTTAGCTAACTTTAATTTGTCTTTCCATACTACACGATCAGCATATGTACGTTCCATTAATGTAGGTAAGAAACCTCTAAGGTCTTTAGAATACATTGCACCTGCACCAGTTATAGTACAATCATCTGGATTGTCTATACCATTATAAGCACCATTAAGAATACTATCAATAGATGTTCTCTTAGGATGTACACCTTTGTATGTCTCAGGTGAAATATTATATTGCATAATCAAATGAGGATATAGACTATTTAAATCAAAGGATGCTATCCACTTATGTATTTTACCTTTGTGTGGATCTTTAACATAGCCACCTTGGTTTTGTCTTTCTTTAATAGATAAATCAATCATTGGAACTACTATTTTTTTCTTTAGTAGATAGTTGTGTATCATTATGTCCCACAACCTCACAGATGTAAATGCATCATTAAGATTGACGTGAGCATCATAAGAGATAGCACCCATAAGTTCTAATAGTTTCATCTTATCATCAAGACGACTTACTAATTCTACATCTTTAATATTATATTCAATAAACTTTTGATAGTTATTTTTATACAGACCCATCAGTCCATCATATTCACTATAGTCTAGTTTCTTCTCACCTAACTCTACAGATGATATATTATCTAAAGAATAACTTTCTTGTTGGGTGTATGTAAACTTTTTATATGCAGCAAGATAATCTATAATACTAATACCTAGTATATCATAAGCTGTCTTACCCCATTTACCTTCTTTATTAGATAAGGCAGCAGCAGCTGCAGCAGAATTTCTTGGGTTAGGAAACTGTCCAGGTCCAGGAATTTTTGCAAACTTAGATAGTCTACCTTCTTCTACAATACCCCAAGGTGACAATCGGAAGATATCTTTTTCACCTAATATATTATACATTCTATTAACAATATAAGGTACATCAAATAGTTCACAGTTCCATCCTGTAATAATATCTACGTTAAGTTTTTCCCATGTGTCTAAAAATTTAGATAATAATTCTCTTTCATCTATACATTTAATATAATGATGATTATTTTCCTTAGGTGTAAATTCACCACAACCAAATACTATAGTTTGTTTTCTAACTTTAACAGCTATAGCTGTAATAGGTTTCTCTGCATCTACAATACTAGGAAAGCCTTCATCAGCTGCAACCTCAATATCTATAACAGCTGTAGTTAATTTAGCAAAGTCAAACTCAACTTCTTTATCCCATGTATAATTTATGTAATGATCTACTAAATTTTTAGCACTCATCTTAGAATGAATACCATATAGTTTTGAATTACTTATTCCTTGATTCTCTCTAACAAATTGTCTAGCATCACGCCATCTAGCAAACGTATGCTTCTTAACATGCTTGCCATCTATTGTACGATATTCACTAGAGCGAGAGGGATCATCTTTAAAGATATGCAGATCGCAATCTTTGATAGGTACACGAGTTTGATATCTACCGTCATCATTATAACCTACTACAAGTAGTTCTTTAGGACTATTCCAGCCATCAATATTCACTGCAACATTAGTATAAAAATCTTTCATAATTTATATTACTACAATACTATGTACAGGTCAACTAAAATTTATACTCTTGTTCAAAAAAGATAACGCCATCATCATCTTCGTCCCAACTGTTCAGATCATTACCAGTTTTTTTATCCCAGCCAAACTTCATAGTACTACCATCAACTTGTTTATACTTTCCAAACAATCTTATTTTACCTTCTTTATCATCATCTAGATCAAACCAATATCTGTAACCAGCACTAAAGCCAGGCAACGTACTATAGCCTTTGTTGTTTTCATAGGCTTGTGATGGGGCGATTAATAATAGTCCTAAGACTAGTGCACTAATTATTATATTCATTTTTATTCTCCTATTTTATATCACCGAGGGGCAGACAGTATGTCTACCCCTTATAACCTATTTACCTGATAGCCATTTAGCTTCTTCTTCTGTATAAGGCCACATGCTTGTTCTCCTAGGTTCTTACGCTTCTCATTCTTTGGACTAAACGATCTGCTCGGTTAGTAACTTGTCTATACCAGGCACTGTCAACCATTTCTTCAGCTGCAGCATTCCAATCCATAGCATCAACACCCCTTTTCATACCACGAAACTTTGTCAATCTAGTTCTTCCTAAATTAAACATCATGTTCGCTATAATTTGTTGTACCTCTTCTGGCAACTCATCAAAATCATTATATAATTTATTGCAATCTTCTATGACAGATTGTACATCTGACTCAAAGGCTTGTCTGACTCTGTCTCTCGTGATGGGAGTGCCAACACTTTGTCCACTTTCCGGGTCTGCTTTAGTAACAAGATGACCGATACCAAAAGTAGGATACCCGAGGTGATCATTGTAAATGTCATATTTAACTCCTTCGTCTATTTCTAATTGTTCTCTTAAATGTTTTATATTCATAATTTGCTCCTTCATATTTGAGTCTACCATCACATATATCTAATTGGTAGTCAACATAAAAAAAAGGGCTCCGAAGAGCCCTTTGAATGGGTTATGATTTGCCCTCTTGCAAGAGCTGTTCAGTTGTTCGTCGTTCTTGTTTCGAGTTGATTTTTATTTTCTTTGGTTTCAGTTCTTCTGGTACAATTTTTTCCAAAGAAACTTTGAGTAATCCGTGTTTGAGTTCTGCGTCAATGACTTCTGTGTGGTCTTCAATATGCCAGACTTTCTTGAAGCTTCGGTTAGCGATACCTTTGTGGACGTAATCTGATTCTTTGTCTTCTTTTTTCTTACCCTCAATGGTAAGTTCGTTATCTTTATACTCAATATCTAGGTCCTCCTCTGAAAATCCTGCTACAGCAATTTCAATATCAAATTTATCATCACCTTGTCGGTGAATGTTATATGGGGGATAGGATGATTGGGATGGCATGTCTGATTCAGCTATACGACTAAGTCTATCAAATATTTTTTCAAAGCCTACAGTGCGTGAATGGAATGGGTCAAAGTTTAGGTTGTGTAAAACCATTGTTGTTCTCCTTTAAAAGCGAGTTGTAATGAGGTCCCATTATGGCAACCTCTATACTATTATATATGGGTATTTTACTCTAAGAAGTCAACAGCTTTTCGTATATGTGCTATTACTTTTTGCGCCCTATGTTATATTTTGCAACAAGTGTCCACTCATCTTTTTCTTTATGAGATATAATTTTAATTTGACTTAAAGGTGCGATAGGATCTGTAGCTTTATCTGGATCAACTAAACTAATTAGACCCCACTCAGCTAATAAATTAGTGATAGTATTTCTTCTACCTTGATCTTCTTCATTAAAGTTAGTTGGCTTGCCATCAAGAGCAAACAGCTCTTTAAAATGTACAATATAATACTTACCTTGTTTATGGAGAATGTGACAACTTTGATATAAAGTTTTGTCTTTACGAGATGCAACACCTATACGTGTAAGAGTCTCTCTAACTTTTAAAAAATCTTCTTGTTCTTGAAGACCCACTTCAACCATGCTATCAATTAATTCTTGACTCATTTTTTACACCCCTTGTAACCTTCTTCGTTATAATTTCCAGTTGTTTAAGGGATAGGACTTTTAGAGCTTGTAAAGCCTTGTTTGTAGAATAACCAAAGTATAATTTAACAATTTCCAAATCATCACTATCCTGCACCTTCACCCACTTTGCATATCTTTTCTTGGGTCTAACGCTATTTATTAAATAGTCATATTGTAGTTTGTGATCTACGTGATGATGTTGGTTAATTTCATTGCTGTAAAATAAGGTGTCTGGAAAATAAGATAATGTTCTATTTGTTATGAATGGTACGTAACTTGACTCTGCCAACTTATCGTTCTCAGAATCTACCATTAAATTTTTCTTAGTATGATTTATTGAATTTATATAATCAAATGGTTTCATTATAATCCTTTATTCATTTTTTCTATGTAGTTGTCATAGTTTGATATTCTAAATGTTATACGGTGTAATACTCGTCTTTGTAAAATTTCAGGATCGTTTTGATCTCTCTTATGTAATGTTAATAACTGATCCGTTACAACAATATCGCCAGGGTTCCACCAGTGTTGATAGATATATTTTTCTTGAAACACATGCTTATGTAGCCTATCGTATAATGTATTATCGTTAGTAATAATTTTACACTTATTATTAGTATAGAAATATAAACCTTTAATACCTTTAACATTCTGTTGTATTAACCACATCTTATACTTATCAGTATTTAAATTATTATTTGATATATCAGGTCTGTATCCTTTCATTTCATTCAACTGATCATCAGGAAGACCTTTAGCCCATACTTCAGGAGCGTACTCATATTCTGCATAGACGTTATCAATATCGTTACGCAAATCGTCAGGCATCTCTAAATATGCTAAGTTGGTATTAAGAAATGATGTAGATGTATTCTTGCAGTGTTCATAACCTTGTAGTGCTACACCGTCTGCACGATTAAGTCCATTGAGATTTGCATGCCAATCAAGGACACCAGACCCAAAAATACCTGATCTTTTACCGTCTACTTTTTTACCTGTAACTCTCTGAACTGGATATACATTTTTAGCATTTGTCCACATGTCGGTTGGTTCACCAGGATTGTTGGCTAGCGTTCCGTCATTGTTATAAATCATTTGAATATAGTTGGCCACGTTTCCAAGACCCTCAATAAACTTTGTATAGTTATATGAATCACAACTTTGATTCTTTATTACAAGTATTAGATTCTTATGTAAACAATCTTTTACTTTTTCTGTTTCCAAAATAGTTAATGATGAGATGTCAATATTAGATATTTCAGTTGCTACACCATTATTGATACTGTGGATATCCATTTATTTTAATTCCACTTCACTATCTGTTTCTATCCATACTCTTGCACCACATGATAAAGGTTTGTCAGGACTATAGATAACTTTACTAGGACCATCTATATGTACTTCATGAGCATATGTATTACTCTTACTTGTCTTAACTGTTAGTACAGGATTTCTTTCTCCTGTTTTTAAATTCTTTCTTATGATGTGCATGTTGACATGTATTCTTTTTTTCATATCTTATCACTTATTCTTTCTGCTAATGCCATACCCATTGTCCATCCAAGATGTCCAGCTCCACTATTAACCCATACCTTACCTACTTTCTTTACCAAAGGCAACATATTAGGTGTCATAGGTCTTAAACATGCCCATGATGTATAACTTTCTGGCTCTACGTTTGTCGTATCTTTAGTCCATTTAAGTAATGGATTTAATCTTTCTTCTCTTATACGAGTATTGTATCCTGCTAACTCAGCTGTACCAGCTACTCTAAATCTATTTCCAAATGTAGACGACACTATTTTTTTATCATCATCTAATATAGAATACTTTGGAGCTACTTGTTCTAAATCTTTTATTGTAATTGAATAACCTTTGACAGGAATTATTCCAGTACCTGGCACAAGCCTTGCTGTATCTGCTCCAGCAGCAACTACTACTTCATCATAGTCTCTTTGTAATGTATCTAAACCTATGTTACCAGTTTCTTTTGTTTGCTTTCTTGTAACATTATTTTTATATCTACCTACAGGATAATTAGATTGAAGATGATACATAAGCTCAGTACAAAATAAATTTATATCTCCAACCCAATCATCTGGTGCAATAGTAGCACCTACCATATTAGAAGTTTTAATTCCTTCTATTCTATCTACATCTATGTCTTGGACATTCCATCCAGTATCTGCAAATCTTTTATTTGATTCTTGTGCATGTCTGTATGATGCACCATTACGATACACATGAACAATACCACAATACTGTTGATCATATTTTATATTGATATCATTTTCAAGTTCTAATAACAATTCTCTTGATCTTAAACTGTAGTCAATTATCTTACGAGTGTTCTTTTCATAACCACCTAAAGCAGTTGTACCTAAAAAGCTAGCTAGCCATTTAATTTTATTCCAACCAAGTACATCTAATCTTAAAGAGAGAGGTGCGTCTGCTTTTCTTAACCAACTAAGACCATGCATAACATTGTCCCAAGTGTTCCATACCTCAGCATTACAAACAGATATTTGTCCACCATTAGCAAAACTACATTCACTTGCTACTGATTTATTACGATCAAATAAATCTATCTCGTAACCTTTTTTTGCAAGAAAGTATGCAGTTGTTAAACCAGCTACACCTGTTCCTACTATTGCAACCTTTAAAGCCATTCGCATTCTGCCATTAGTTGAGTTAAACATGCTACCATATTTACCTCTTGGTCAGCTACGAATGCACTTTTATATTGATAGTCTGCTATAGTAAGTACAAGTTGTGGTACAGAACCTTTACTCATCAGAGCATTAGAATGATCATAGATGTGTCTGAATATTACTACTGGTTCATTATCTAAGTTAGAAGCTACCCACTTCCTCATCTCTGTAAAGTTCTTAGATTTTAAATGACTTACTAATACTTTAAAGTTGTCATCAGATAAGCTACTAAGTATTCCACTATCTATTTTACCAGTGGCACTATACCTTTGTAGCTCATTTAATACTCTTCTCCAATCAGGAAAGAATTTTATTATAAGTTCAGCCACAACCTTATCATCTGATTGTACACTTTCAGTCTCAAGTATACCTCGTACTCTTTTCATAAAGCTAACAGCTAATTTATCTCTTACAGACTTATCTATTTTAAAATCTATAACACTACATCTAGATTGTAATGGATCTATAATTCTATTCTTAAAATTACAGGTCATTATGAATCCACAGTTCTTACTAAACTCTTCCATAAAGTTTCTAAGAGCTGGTTGAGTACTATTAGGATTCAAATAGTCAGCCTCATCTAGTATAACATATTTCCTTCCACCTACTAAACTCATAGAGGAAGCAAACTGCATTATGTCATTGCGCAATGTATCAATATTACCTGATAGACTACCGTTTATAACGATATAATCGCACTCTAGTTCGTCTAACATAGCCTTAGCTATGGTTGTCTTACCAACACCTGGACCTCCAGCTAACAGTAAGTTTGGTATGTTTTTATTGTCTACAAACTGTTGGAAGGTTTTCTTTAGTTCATCCGGAAGTATGGTCTCAGATACAGTTTTTGGTCTATACTTTTCTACCCATAAAAATTCTTCACGCATTATTACTATCCATTATAATTAGAGCTTGACTCCGCTGCTACCCAATAAGTTATCAATACTTCACCACGCTTAGATGAGAACTGAGCAATGCCACCTTTATTAATTTTTACATTATAGTCACCTGGAAGCATTTTAAAACTTTCAGTCTTAAATATAAATTGAAAAGTAGACTCTGGTGTCCAGTCTTGTATCACTTCTTTGTAGGTATCAGAACCATTAGTATCTAAACCTTCTAAGTATACTTGTGAACCGTCACATGATATAGCTACTTCTTTAAGTTGAAGTATAGCAGCTGCTTTCAATACAGCAGATATCTTTTCACCAGATACTTCTATATCAACATCAGGCTCTTCGATAGCTAAGGTTTTACCATTAGGGGGTGTAACTATCATAGAAGGATCTGCAAATGTATAGTTAACAGATTTGGATCTCTCCTTGATAGTTACCTGAGACGTATTGAATTCATACTCAGGGGTTTCAAATAAACTTACTACACCTAAGAATCTACTTAGATCATATATTGCTCCAGGAGATGGTAACACATCTACAAGTTCTGCTCTAGCCATAATAGTTTTATTAGTAGCTACAGTCTGTAATACGTTACCAGGTTCAAATGCTATGGATGGATTAATCATAGCAAAGTTTTTTAGTATATCAATAGTCTCATTACTTATTTGCATTTTGTCTCGCTTTCTTTGCAGCCAACTTCTTTGATGTATTATCTTCAAATTTACCTGTGACAGGTGTTTGAGCTGTTGCAGTCATTTTCATCTTGCTATTCTCTAAAGGACCTCCAATTTGTTTATCTTTAGGAGATCTCTTAGCTCCTACCTTAGAGGCATCAGCTGTAGCAGATGCTTGTATCTGAGCTAGATCAGCTAACGTACCACCAAACACATGAGTACCAACATGTTGTAACTGCATCCAAGGACATAACCATATCTTCAGACCTATCTTACGAGACCACTGACAGAACATATAATCTTCTGAAAGGTAACGTCTAGTCTTAGGATCAATCAATGCTTGGAAGTACATCATTATTTCTGTACTACCATCAAACTCTTTAGTTCTAACATGGTCAGGTCTATATCTAAATCCACCAGGACTGTTCTCACTATCATCCCAGTAAGCATCTTTATACTTTTGTAATATCTTTTTAGTAAACATCATAAAGCCAGTACCACCTTCTAACACTTCAGCTGGTTCATCTAATTGTATTCTATCTGTACCAGGTACAGGATTAAAAACAAAGTCACCAACATACTTGTCTAGGTTATTAGGATCTTCATCAGCCTTACCTTGATCTACAGCTGCTTTAATCTTTTCCCAAGCAATACATTTCTTAGGATAAGGAGCACATAGTATATCATACTTAGACTTCTCATCTTCATGATCCATTAATGCCATCATAGAGATAACATCTCTAGCATCAAAACCAATATCACTATCAATAAATATCATATGAGTACTATCACTTCTCATAAACTCATCACAACAATAGTTACGAGCTCTTGTAATTAAACTTTCATTAAACAAATAATAAAACTTAACTTCTATTCCATAATGCATACACAATGCAGATAAGTCATTAGTACTTCTAGTATACATACCATGACATTGTCCACCATACATAGGAGTAGCTACAAATAGTTTTCTCTTCTTTAGTTCTTCAATCTCAATCTTAATTTCCATTATCATCTCCTGATGTAAAATGTGCTAGCAATACAATATAATGAACAGCCTTCAATAGATCTTTTCTATTATGACCACCCTTCTTACCATACCTCATTAAATATTTT